GCATTGACATAGCAGCCGCTGTACACCACGCCGTCTTCCTCAGTCAGAGGCGACTTGTCCTTGTTCAGAACAAGTGGGCGCTTCTTCGTGCTGGCCTTCAGCGTCATGTGACCCGCATAACCTTCATATTCGGTCTCATCGCCATCGCGCAAGCACAGCTTTTCAGCTGGAACTCGTGCGCCCTTTAGGTCGGCAATGATCTTGGATTTGATGGCAGCATCGATTTCTTTAATGATCGAAGCGTGCTTGACCTTATCGAGAAGGAAGGTGGCCTCATATTTTGTGTCCACGCCATCAAACTGGGCCTTTTGGAACAGCGATGGGAAAGACAGGCGTACATTATTCAACTTGATAGACATATAGATTTCCTTTTAGGTTTTTGGTTTTACGTTTTAAGCCATTTGGCCGATTGAGGTTATACTAACTTTCACGGGATGCAACCTCAAAAATCATCAGCCGTGATATTGACGGCAGGGCGCGGGTCATCCGACTTCGCCAGTGTGGGTCGGCCTTGGGGCTTCACCACAAACTTAGCGATCTCGGCGGCACGCTTCTTGCCAACAATCTTCTCCGCTTGGGCAGGGCTTACCAGCTTTTTGGTGTAGGCTTCTTCTCCAAGCAATTCAAAAATATCCTGTTCTACGGTTGGCTCGTCGGACCACTGGCGGTTGGACTTACCAGCCACCAGTTTGTAGCCTTCAAACGGAATCCCCTCATTCAGACGATCCACGACAACATCTTCGACAGCATCCAGCCAAGAGACAATCAGCTTCTTTGCCGACAGCGCCTTACCCAGTTGCTCGTCAGTCAGGCGGTTGACTGGGGTGAGTTCCTCAACTGCATCAAATTGGTTCATAATCACATCACTTGTAAAAGCGGCAAGGGCTGTGCAAGTGGCCTTGGCTTTGCACCACTGGCACTGCTTCTCGCCGGGATTAAACTCTGCGTTAGGTAGACCGCACATCAACGCCCTTGACTTTGCGTATTCGCCCCATTCGAGCAACTGGTCGATGCCGATCACCCAGTCCTCGAAAATCTCAGGGTTGCATCGCGGCTGGACGATGGTGATGACAATCTCTTCTATATCGACAATGCCAGCACACTGGGTGTAAGCCCCAAGAGCGTAGAGCATGCCTTGGCTGTTATCGACAGGCGACACTTGCACGCCCTGACCATATTTCAGATCGATAACGTGCATGGTGTTGCCGCTGATAATCAGAGCGTCACAAGTGCCGAAGCCCTCTGGAACCCAGTCGCTAAAATCAACGCGCACCTCATAGGCAACATAAGCCTTTGGCGGTGTGTGATAGCGCACATAGTTAATGTACTCCTGCACATGGTCCGCCATCTCCTGCGTGATCTCAGCATTGGTCTCAGGCATGACCTTACCGACCCATTCGTCAGCGTCGGTATTGCTCTTTAAGGCAACTTCTGCCAACTCATGCGCCACCGTGCCCTCAAAGGCGTGCGGCGATGACTTGTCTGCTATGTTGCGCTCGGCCTCAACCGACGCAGGGCAAGCAAGCCAACGGTGTGAGCCACTGGCGCTGAGTTTGGCATGTGCTGTCATAATTTGACCTTCTTCAACGAGTGAACAACGGTTGTGTGGTCTCTGTTCATTATGCGACCAATCTCAGTGGTTGAGTAACCCTTCTCACGAAGCATCACCATGCATTTGCGACGAACATTGACCAAAGGCATTACACGCGATGGTCCAAGTATGTCGTAAATTGTATAGCCATGCTCTTCAGCGATATCGGCAACATCATTAAGGTTTTTCTGACGCGGTGTTATCACGCGAGCTCCTCTAGCTTGGAGGCAAACTCCTCTAGGCTCTCGGCTGGGATGTCCTTGACCAGTTTGCCGCCGTAGCTGGCAATGATGGTCTTGATCTTGGGGCTGTTGCCTTTATCAGCACGCGTCAGTTCAAGGCAACGGGTCTGAAGCGAGTCAACCGTAACCGTTGGTGCGGCTGGCTTTGGCGCTGGCTTCTCAGCCTTCGGCTTTTCGGCTGGGGTTGAGGCCGCTGATGTCGCCTTGTCAAAGTCGAACGTCAGTTGCGCTGTGTCCAGTGTTTTGATCAAACGCTCGATGGCGGAAGTCAGCTTATCAATTTTAGTTTCCAACATTTTTCATTTTCCCTTTTGCTTATTTGGTTTGGACGCTATATGACGATGTGCAACGATACGCAACAGGAAAATTGCAAATGAAGAAAATGCTCACCTCATCACAGATTGCCTTGCAGATCGGTGTGACAAAGAATACCGTTATCAAGATGGCTAAGGCCGGACAGATACCTTCGATCCGAATCGGCTCAGGCCATTATCGCTTCGACATTGACGATGTGAAACTAGCTTTAAATACAGGAGGCGTTGACAAGTGAAATACACCATAGCCGTCGGGACTGAACTCGGCACAGTGCAAAATAAGTCGTTTGAGTGGTATAAGATTGTTGAGCGCCTGAGCCACCATGAGGTCGCCATGACCAAGGGCGGACGTTATTTCGTCGGGGGTGAGTACAGCAGCAGCGAACGCAAAGAGGCCAATCTCCTCAACCGTTCGCTCCTGACCTTGGACATTGACAATGTGGTCGGCATGACCGTCGCTGAACTGGAACTGATGCTTGTGATGAGCATCGACTGCGCCTTCGTCGCCTACTCGACCTTCAGCCACACGCCTGAGCATCCTAAGATTAGGGTTGTTGTGCCACTGTCACGGCCCGTCAGCCCTGACGAGTATCGTGAGGTGTCCCGCGACTTCACGGCCCTGCTGCCGGAGTTGACGTTCGATCCATGCTCGTTCGTGCCAAATCAGTTGATGTACCTCCCAGCGTGCCCAGACCTGTCTATAGCATGGACCGTTGCGATGGGTCTTGAGCCGCATGAAGTGCCAGACGTCATCACCGTGCCAGTGCGTGACGATAACGATGACTTTGAACGCGCTGTCCTCGCCCAGCCGCTTGACATCAGCGATGATGAGGTAGACGCCTACCTCGACGCTTACCCGGCGCAGTCCCTCGAATATGATGAATGGATCAAGGTTGGTGCGGCCCTGCATCATCAGTTCCAAGGTGATTCAGTCACAGGCTTCAAGCGTTGGCTCGACTGGTCCGCCAAGTCCGACAAGCACGACCCCGCTCAGATGCAAGTCAAGTGGCGCTCGTTCGGCAAGTCCACCCGCGTTGTGACCTTCGCCTCCGTCATCCATCTGGCCCGTGCCAGTGGCGCAGAGATCGAGCGGCCTTCCTCTGTGGCTGTCGCTGTTGAGCAGTCGGCCTTTGAGCGTCTGCTTGAGGTGGCCTCAAACGTCGATGACATGGCTGAATATGATGATTTCAAGTCGCGCATCCAGAACATCTCTCTCGCCGTTCTGCCCTTGGACAAACGCTCCCTGCTGGCCCAAGAGGTCTATGATGCATGGGGTAAAGAGCGTGGGCTTACGAAAACGGACATCAAGTCGCAACTCAAGCCATCCTCAAAGGTTAAAATTGACAAGGTTGAGAAGCCAGATTGGTTAGAACCGTGGGTCTATATCGAGTCCACGGGCGAATATTATAACTGCGATCTGCACTACGGCATCAAGCGTGAGGCGTTCAACACCAAGTTCGGTCACTCTATGGCGCTGGCTTTCGGTGATGATGCTGTGCTGCCGTCTGTGTTTGCAGCCAATCACTGTGACATCGAGACCGTCGTTGACACAATGTTCTGGCCGGGGGCTGGTCGCTTCTTCGAGCATGAGGGCAAGCGGTTCATCAACACTTACCGTGAGACAGGTATCGCGCCTTGCGAGACATTGGACGAGGACGGTCAATCGGTTATCGACCTGTTCATGGGTCATGTGCGCTTCATGGTTGAGAATGAGGACGAACAGCGGCTGCTGGTGGACTATCTGGCGTGGATCATTCAGCATCCCGGCCAAAAGATTAACTGGGCGCTGCTCATTCAAGGGGCGCAGGGCGTTGGTAAATCATACTTTGCCGTTGTGATGCAGAACCTGTTGGGGCTGATGACCCGCAACGTAGAGCCGATGGCGTTGAGCGGACGGTTCACAGCATGGGCGCATGGGGCGTTGCTGGCGGTCATCGAAGAAATCCGCATCTCAGGCGAGAACCGCTTTGAACTTATCGACAGGCTGAAGCCCTTTGTATCGAACAATGTGGTCCAGATCGAGGAGAAGGGCCGCGATCAGCGCACTGTGCCAAACTTCCAGACGTATCTGCTCTTGACCAACCATAAGGACGCGCTGCCCGTAAACGAGAACGATAGGCGCTATGCTCCGATCTTTTCACGGGTGCAGTCCGAAGAGCAGTTGTTTGAGGAGTTGGGTGGTCGGCTGGGGGCTGATGCCTATTTCACCAAGCTGTTCGACGAGAGCGAACGCCGGGCAGACGCCCTGTCATTCTTCCTACGCAATTGGAAGATCAGCGCAGGGTTCTCAGCCAAGGGGCGTGCGCCGCACACCTCTGCGCGTGAGGAAATGATTGCCCTTGGCGTTTCGCCCGACAGGTCGCTTATCGAGGACGCCATCGACCTGATGCGGTGCGATGTGATCAATGACAAGGTTCTGGATGTCACATGGCTCAATAAGCTGTGCGAGGCCGAAGGGACTATGCTGCCGAAGACGAGGGCCATAAGCGCCATACTTTTGGAAATGGGCTATAAGCAGATAGAGGGGCGGCGGATGAAAATCAGCAAGACAAATGGCCTTCATTATGTCTGGTTTAAGGGTGATGAAAAGGGCGTCAAAAACATCGTTCGTGAGTTCCACGGAGGGTGATTTTCGAGGTGCGCAATGGGTTTTTGTATTGCGCACCTTTTGATTTTGGAGGTGCGCAATAAGGCATTTTAAAAACATTGCGCACCTTTATTGCGCACCTGCCTTAAACCCTTGTTTTTACTACTATATATCTATATATTATATAAAAAGTGTGCAATATATAGATATATAAGTCGTATAGAGATACATATATATTTTAACGTAAAAGGTAGGGTTACAGGGGTATACATATTTTTTTTTATTATATAGGGGTGATACAAGAGAATTTGCGCACTTCGCGCACTGACTGAAAATGACTGGAGATAGATATGACTGACAATGTGAATGCACCAAGCCACTATCGGCAGGGTGAGATCGAGTGCATCGATGCCATTCAATCGGCTGTCGTTGGTGCATCGCCGATGGAGGCGGTATTTGTGGCAAACATATTTAAATATGTATGGCGTTACCGCATAAAAAATGGTATTGAAGATTTAAAGAAAGCGCGTTGGTATCTTGATGCGTTGATAAAGAAGGTTGAAGGTCAAAAAAATGACAAGGTTGATTGATTTATCTGGACTGCGCTATGGCAAGTTAGTCGCGGTTGAAAGGGTCCAACGCAAAGATGGTGATAAGCACACAAAATGGCTCTGTCGCTGCGATTGCGGAGAGACAACAGTGGCGATTTATAACAATCTAACTCGCGGAAACACTAAGTCTTGTGGTTGTAATCGAAAACCGCACGGTATGACTGATACACGCGCATGGCGTTGTTGGCACTCAATGATGGCTAGGTGTGTTTGGAAATCAGATTCAAAATACAACGGGGTTGTTTCGGTTTCACCTGAGTGGCATGACTTCACTCAATTTTATAAGGATATGGGTGATAGTCCAAGCGAGAAACACACTCTTGACCGTATTGACAATTTGTATGGCTATGAGATGGGGAACGTCCGCTGGGCCACATCAAAAGATCAGGCGAGGAATAAGAAAAATAACAACTGGATAACTCATAATGGTGAAACAAAGGTGATTACTGACTGGGCTGCTTATTTTCGGGTAACACCCGCTGCGGTTCGGAAGTACGTAAACAGGCACGGATCACTTGATGGTTATCATGAGTGATGAGTCGCTGCGTAAAGCGCAATGGTATCTGGACCGCATCGTCAATTTAATATAAGGGGTGAAAATATGGAGGATGATTTGAGCCGCGAAGAGAAATGCTCAGACTGCATATTTTTTGTGCAGTCACCCAGCGGGCTGCATGGTTACTGCAAGCGATACCCTCCCGTGTTCACGGGCGCTGATGAGCGCAACAGAGTTAAGTTCCATAATCCGGTGGTGAGTCCCTACAGCTTCTGTGGTGAATTTGAGGAAATCTAAATGCTGGCTCTAAAGATGGACACATCCGATCTGGATCGTAAGTTCAAGATGCTGCTTGAGATGCCCAAGACAAT